GGGTGGTTATGTTATGGAGGCTGACTTTGCTCAGCTAGAATTTCGTGTTGCCGCATTCTTATCTCAAGATTATACAGCCATGAAAGAGATAGCTACAGGTTTTGACGTACACAGTTACACTGCTAGGATTATCACAGAAGCAGGTCAACCTACCTCTAGGCAAGATGCTAAGGCACATACCTTTGCCCCTCTCTTCGGGGCTACAGGGTATGGTAGAAGCCCTTCTGAGGCGGCATACTACAAACACTTCATTAAGAAGTACACAGGTATAGCGGCATGGCACAAGAGGCTAGGCGATGAGGCTATACGCTTTCAGAAGATTACTAACGTTGGTGGTAGGCAATATGCTTTCCCTAATACAGAGAGAAGATCCAATGGTATGCCAACTAACTTCACCATGATAAAGAACTATCCGGTGCAAGGGTTTGCCACTGGCGATTGTGTACCTGTAGTACTACTAGAGCTAGAGGATAGGCTTATGTCTATGCGATCTAAGGTAGTCAACAGTGTACATGATTCAATGGTGATAGACATACATCCATACGAAAAAGATCAGGTGATAGAGATCATCAACACCCTGAACATGGATCTGAATGAGATCATCTATAAGTATTATAAGGTTAAGATGAATGTACCCTTATTATTAGAAGCTAAGATAGGCCCGAATTGGCTTGACACAAAGGACGTTTGACGCTATAACTTAGCATCCCAGAAACCCTCATACATAAAGGAAAAGTTATGAGCACACAGTTACAGACACTAAACATAGAAGGAATGTCCTTATCGGAAGCTATGGGCATATCAACATCAACAGGTGGATCACAATCCACACTGGCACGTATTAAACAAATACATTCAGCCATTACCGTAGAAGATTCAGAGGGAGACGAGAAGATCGTTGTGCCTATTGGGTCTTACCAAGTTACAATGCCTGATGGTGAAGTTGTATATAGTAAGACACTTACAATGAGATTATTCTCTCAGCGTATGCAATGGCAACGATGGGATGCAGGTGCAAACACTATGCACAAGACATTACTTTCGGGAAATCTGAATGTAGACTTGAAGGATACATCAGGCAGACATAATTGTGGTAGGCCATCAGGCTACATCAAAGACTTTAAAGCTTTACCAGAAGAAACGAAGTCAGTAATACGTGACGTGAAGCGTACAAAAGTTATGCTCGGTATGGTAAAGTTAGACAAACCTATTGATGAGCAAGGCAATGCAGTGAAGGGTCACGATGAAGAGATCCCATTCGTAATGGACTCAAGGAATACTGAGTCAAACAAAGCTATTGATTCCGCCTTAGCTCAGATCATGGCTAAGAAACTTACACCTGTAGAGCACACACTTAATCTAGGTAGTGCCAAGCGTGACATGAATAGTGGTGGCAAGTATGCTGTTATTGTTCCTTCGTTAGGTATAAAAGTTCCTTACCAACCAGAGGATAGTCATACACTAAAGTCTTTCCTTGATTGGATTACTAATACTAACACATGGGTAGAGAGTAAGCATGATGAAATAGTTAACTCATCTATGTCTTCTGAAGATGCAGAGTTAGTAGGATCTATCGTAGAAGTTAAAGAGTTCGAGGGATGATCCACCCTGCTGAGTTATCAGTACACTCTTTCTTACGTTCTGCTATAGAAGGTAAGGCATCTATGAGTGATGAAATAATAGAGCAGGTAGCCGCTGATGTGGTTACCTCTTTACACAAACAGTTCAATGGTGGCCCTCGTGACGCATTTAGATTACGTATGTCTAACATAGGTAAGCCTAGATGTCAGCTATGGTTTGCTAAGAATGATCCAGAGACTGAAGAAAACAAACCAACATCCTTCATGCTTAACATGTTGATGGGTGATTGGTCAGAAGCTATCTTCAAGGGGATACTACGTGCCTCTAAGGTAGACTTTAAAGACAACGACAACGTAACCTTAGATCTAGGTGATGTCTCTATCAAGGGTGAGTATGACATGATCCTAGACGACAAAGTAGATGACGTTAAATCTACTACACCTTGGGGTTATGATAATAAGTTTACTGACTATAACACATTAAAGAATGCTGATGACTTCGGCTACGTAGCTCAGCTTGTAGGCTATGCAAAAGCCTCAGGCAAAGAGGTAGGAGGTTGGTGGGTTATCAACAAAGTTAATGGTCAGTTCAAGTACGTACCTGCAGAAGAAGCAGATAGTGAAACAGTATTAGAAACTATAAAGGGTACGGTAGACTATATAAATAATGATGAGCCGTTTGCTAGATGCTTTGAACCAGAGGAAGAAACATACCGTAGAAAACCTAGTGGCAATATGAAGCTAAACAAAACCTGTAATTGGTGTGATCATAAAAAGAAATGTTGGCCTAATCTACAGGAAAGAGAATCTCTTGTAAGCCAAGCCTCCATAAAACCTGTCGTTAATTACACGTACATAAAGGAAGAAATACAATGACAACTGTTACTTTAGATGAAGTAGAATATACAATAGAAGACTTTACAAATGAGGCAAAGAATGTCCTTAATCTTGTACAACATTTACAAAGGGTCACAGAAGGCCATCAGTTAAATGCACAGTGTACAGATGCTATGCTTAAAGTTAAGATAGCTGAACTCAAACAGTTATTGACAGGTGAGGAAGCACCGTCTGATGACTAGGTTTGCAAAGGGCTACAGACGTAGGCACAATGCTAGTAAATATAAGTCCGGCCTTGAGGAAGAGGCCGTTCTTTTTCTCAAGACTAGACAAAAGAAAGTACGTTACGAGAAACTAAAGATAGAATGGGAAGACCTACGCTATCGTACATACACACCAGACTTTGAGCTAGACAATGGTATCATAATAGAAACCAAAGGAAAGTTTGATCCTGATGACAGACGCAAGCATCTTGAAATAAAAAGACAACACCCAGAGCTAGACATACGCTTTGTATTTAGTAACGCTAAAGCTAAGATAAACAAAGGTGCTAAGCAAAGAAACTTTGAGTGGTGTGAGAAGAACGGATTCAAGTGGGCGCATAGAATTATTCCAGAAGAATGGTTGCAAGAGAAAGGACAATGTACTAAGTTAGATCGTATAGTCCTCAAGACAGAAAGAAGAAAGTAATATGCCCTACACATTAGACGATGATGAGATTGCCGTAATAATAAGACCTGCTTCCTCTAAGGATATAGAAGATTGGAATGGTAACGTGACTACAGGTATAGTAGTAGGTGATGATTTTGCACTACCTCAACATGTGCTAAGAGATCTCGTCCATGTAGCCAGTATGTTTACTTCAGCAATAGATGTTATGAACTACGACGATTATGTTTATGATACAGTAATGGATCACAGGCAACAGGTTCTCATGAATGAGATTGAAAACCAAGAAATAAAAGATGAGAATA